ATAAACACCCTCGGATACTTTAAGGCAGTAGGTTAATGCTGTTCCATTTCGAACAACAAAGTACCTAGAGAACTCCAAAGGTGGGATCTCTAGGTGTCGGTACGCTTCATCTGCGGCGTACCTTAAACTGGATTGAATAATAGAGTCAGGGAGGACCGTTGCTTCACGGTTAGCCCAATCTCGTACCATTGTTACTAAACTTGTATATGTAGCCATTGGGCTTCTCCTCTTACCATTTAACCTTGTCAGCCCAATAAGCTGCGCTTAATGGTCCCTTGCTTATATTCTTTTGGTGTCGTGCTTTAAAGCTCTTGCGCCGGTTGGCATACGACTTAGACTCACCTTGTTTTTTCGGGGAGCCAAGGACGCCTTGCTGTCCAAACCGAATTGTCTTAACAGTGTCTCCCTGCTTTGCAACAACAACATGGGACTTCTTTGGGTGGCTTGGAGTTCTTTTTGGTTTGTTGTATCCACTGACACCTGCCCTCTCTAATCTTTTATCTTTCATACCATTTTCTCCTTTTACCACTTGCAGTCACATCATGTTTAATTCGTTTTGAACTAGTCTTCTTACGCTTGCTTCTTTCTTTCTCAGCCTTAGTCATCTTATCGGCAACTGCCTTAGGACGACATGAGGGGTAGGGTCGGTCGCTATCTTTAGCAGACTTACGCCCGCATGCCTCACCTGTTTTTAAATCTACCCACTTTTCATTAAACCATTTCTTAAGGCCACCTTTATACTTTGCCATTATCGGTAGCCTCCACCACGTTTTTTATATTCCTTAACTAACCAACCATTTGCATAGGCCGAAGGGTAGACATCAAATTTACGCTTTGCTTCGGCTTTCACTCTAGCGTAGAGCGCTTTATCTGTTGGGGTGGGTGCGCCCAACGGTCCTTTCCTTTTAGCCATATTAGCCTCCTAGTAAGACATTAGTGCAGGGTACTCCTGCTTCATAATCCTAATCACCCGTTGGACAGCTGCACGGTCATGCATAAAGTCAGGGTCATGGATGTTGATATTGTATTTATTAAGAATCTCTATTGCAACAATGTCAGGGATCGTACATGCTTTCTTGTAAGAAATATCCTTGCGGGGATCTCTATAGGCTTCACGATCACGCTTGGCTTGTTCAATAAAAGAACTGGCATCCTGAGAAAACTTAAAATCACCAGTTGAAAGATCAATACCACCGGACATACCGCCAGAAGTATTGAAGCTAAGTTTAGTATCCATTAGTCCTACCTCGTATTACTTAGTTTGTCATGGCTACGAAACGACCCGTCTTACCAATGTAACCCAATACTGGATTAACAATAGCGAAGTCATAGCTGCCTTTAATAAACGCTGCGGAAGCTAACTCGTAGCCACCGTCAACTGAATCTGTAGTTACCCAAACACAATCTTCTGCTGGGATATTGTAGATCACACCTGCTGTAAAAGAACCAGTAGTAGTTCCAATTGTACCTTTAATTACCATCATATCACTTATCTCCTAAAGTAATAAAAAAGGGGAAGAGGCGTTAGCCCCCTCCCCATAGAGATGTATCTAAACCTTACTTAAGGCCGTAGATTGCACCACAACCCAGTGGGTTCTTAACTTCAAAAGTGTTCTCTTCTACCAGCATGCCAACAGTAGAGTCACCTTTCTGACCTACATCAACTTCGGCCAGAGGGCGCAAAGAAGCAACTGCAAACCACTGTGGATCGTAGATCAATGCACAAGAGTCTGAGTGGTCATCGGCAGTACCGGCAGTGCCAGTGGTCAAACCCATGATGTAGTTAGGGACAACCATCAGGTCACCGAAGTCAGACATGTAGATATCTACAGACTGACGCAGCTTACCGTCAGAGTCGATGTTGCGGCGAACACCAGAATCGCTAACCATCAGGTCAGAGAAGTCACGGCGCAGCTTAGGAGACAACATNATCTTAGTTGCCTTACCGCCTTGCTCGTAGATCTTCTGCATGGTTGCATCGATGTCAGACAGGCTCAGTGCAGCACGAGATGCATCGACTTCCAGAGTAGGAGCAACGGTTCCCTTGCCAGCTTCAGCGCCGACAGCAGTACCAGAAGCATAGGTACAGGTAGCTTCGTCATTTACGAAAGCTTGGTAACCACCCATGGTACGAGTACCAGAGCCGTTAGCAACCTGATAACCGTTTACTAGATCGTGCTCAACGTCACGGCGGAGTTCGGTACCACGCTTCTTCAGCTGGTATGCATACTCGTCAGCAACGCCAGCCTGATCTACTGCACGGCGAGTGCCGGAGACAGCAATAGTCTTACCGTTGATCTGAGTGTAGTTACCCAGACGGGTACGCTCAGGGCCAACAGGGTTGAAGCCAGTGCCGCCTTCAGTTTGAGAAGCACCGGGTGAAGCAAAGTCAGCGCCGTCAACCAGCTTAGAGTTGCCGGGTGCAGCCAGTGAGTCGGTTTGCCACTCGTGGTAAATAGCAGTAGCCTTGCTCTTACCGATAGAGGAGATGAAAGGGGTCTCGTCACGAGTGATCAGAGAGATGAAGTTAGCAAGATCTTCACGTTGTGAAACATTGCTGTTAGAAGTACCAGAAGCAACGCCTCCAGCAGGACCAGTGGTCGCTCGACCGCCAATTGTAGCCATAATATATTCCTTTTAATTAAATTAAAGTTTCAGAGAGTTTGCTGCATAATCTCTTAGGAATGCCATTTGATCATCAGGGGATGCATCTTCACGGAAAGCTCTTGCTTTCGTCATTTTGGATTTATCCTGTTTCTGAGTAATTTGAGACTTTCCTTTCTTTGTGGGAACTGCCTTTTTGGTAGGGGCAGCTTTTCGCTTAGCTTGACCCTTAGAAACACCTTGCTTTAACACACGGTATTCATTTAAGAGTCTCACAACATGGGGGCTTGTAATACTATCAACAAGCTCCTCAGGGATACCTTCTTCGATGGCAAAGGTACGAATATCCAATGCAACTTCGTTATTAAATCCGGGGACGATCTCTTCAATGACTTCATTAAAGTTAGCAATCTGTTCATCCCAAAGTTCAGCTTGGACTTTTTCTTGTTGTTCTTTAAGTTGTTCTTGAAGACCTTCACGTTGTTTACGAGCGTTCCAGTATTTCTTCTGGGCTTGTTCTCGTTTATCCTTGAGGTCTTGAACCTCATAGGTATCACCAGCTTCACGGGCTTTATCAATTGCAGCCTCGATGTCGTGGTATTCTTTAGCTAAGTGCTGCTCAGTTCCCATGAGAATAGCAGCGGAAGCTTGACCAAGTTCTTGCACTTCAGCGAGCATAGTATTACGCTCTGCCTCAAGTGCTTTCTTAGCCTCGCCTAGTTCACGACCCTTTTTACTAAGTGAGCTGTCAGTTTGATAGCCTTTCAGGAGATCCGCAAAGGATACATCCAATTCTTTACCATCAATCTTAACACGGACTTTAGCGTCCAAATCTAAGTCGTCAGCAGTAAACACATCAGCTTCTTGGGTAGGGGAATCTTCTTCGCCATCCTCATCTGTTGTCTCTTCAACCTCTTCCTCATCTTCCTCTTCAGTAACGGTTTCATCAGAGTCTTCAGGGTCTTCTATCTCTGAGTCCACCGGGTCAACCTCTGGAACTTCCTCTATTGGTAGCGGTTCTTTATCCAGAAAATCTGAATTTCTTAGAACGGCATCTAGGAGGTCCTGTTCGGTCTGACCAGCATTTGACGTTGGTACCGAGTCATCCATAGTGGGTAGAGTGGTCTTGTCTGTCATATAATTATCCTTTATTTAGTTTTAGCGTTTGGTTTGCGTTGGGGAATCTCAGGCACTTCTTTAGTCCCTGCTTCTTTTATAAAGCCTTCATAGCGATCTTTAATTTGGTAAAGATCATGTAGGCTGCCAGCATTAAGCTTGGCCTTTCCAGCGCTACGCATTGCATCAAACTCTAAAAGCTTGATCATGTCGTTAACATTGCTTAACAGCATGTCGTATTTAATTTCTCTATTGTCCATTATCCTCGTCCTCATTGGTTTGTAGATGTGGTACGTTCCGCCCATACATTTCGTATTGGGCAAGCTTAGCCTTTACGTCACCAAGAGCTAAGACACAGGAATATATAAACTCCCGTGTCTTGTTCTCGTGAGGTTCTGACCGGAGAAACTGCAAGTAGTAATCTACCATTAGCTCCCCATAAGCCCCAGTGAAAAACTCTTCCCGCTCACGTTGAGCGAACTGGGCATTCACTAGGGCTTCTTTTGCTTTCACATCTGGGTGGATATTCTTCAACCGCTTCTCGGCTGTCTTCTTATACTTATCCATTATTACCTCTTATGTTACTGCGGTCCCATCTGGGACATCAAACTCATCATGTCTTCAGCAGACATTTGTGCTCCCTCTGGTTGAGGGGCTGTTGGCTGCATAGGAGCCGCAGGGGTCGATGGACCCATTATTTGTTGTACCATTTGTACGATCTGACTGTACTCTGGGTGCGGAGGAATACTAACCCCTTCCTTCTGAGCCTTGATAGCAAGGTCAGCCCACTCTTGGTAATGACGATCAATCGCTACAGCAAGCTGCTTTGAATTGTCTTGAATTGTGTTAGCACTCTGTGCATCAGTGAACTTAACGTTAGCTTCGGCAAGAGCAACATCCGCTTGTTCTTTACGCTTAGCCATTTCCTGTTGGGCCTTGGCCGCCTCACTTTGTGAGTTAACTGCTTCGATAGCTTTCTCTTTAAACTCATCAGTAGTATAGTCTTCTAGGAAATCATTACTAGAAAGACCCATCGCTTCTAACATTTTAGTGGCCAGAATTGCAGGGGCCTCTGGACGAATAATACCTCCAGCACCTGCTGCATTCAACGCTGGTAAGATAGACTGGCCAACGGATTGCAGTTTAGTGATAAGATTAGAGTTACTGTTCTCACCGATATCCAGAATTACATCACAATCCATACGGTCTGGTAGGTTATCAATATCAATAGTTTCAATGATACCACCAAGGCTTACAGTCATAGAACCTGCTTGCTTACGGAGAGTAGAGTAAACACCTTCACAAAGGCGCTTGAAACCAGTCTCAGCAAATCTACGTGCGATGTGTTGGATACGTTTCTGGGAAGCTGACTGTACAGCTGCAAGCTTTTGTTCACTGTTACCAGAGACATACAGTGTATCGTTAAGACCTTGAGCGGCCTTTGACATACCTGTTGCTTGTTCTTTAATTGTTTGTAAATGTTGAAGCAGAGGTACCGTACCTGTAGAGATTGTCTCAGGTGCCAAAGCTGCAACAGCACCATTAGGGTTACCGTTAGTTGGGATGATCTGCTTAGGCTTCATGTTCTGCAATGCAGAGAAGTCCACCACATTGGGGTCAGCAAGCTTAGGGCTATAGTTAGTGAGGTAAGTGTTCTCAACAAAACCACGCAGGATAGCAGTAGCTGCCAAGGTAGACGAACGGGTAAAGTCTGCAATAGACAAACCATAGAACTCATAGGGTATGTCAATTGGAGATAAGACAGCCATTGGCTTCATGTCGCAATCTTCTTCATCGAGCACCTTAGGTCCAGCCATGATGAAACGCTTAAGCTCAGCGACACCGTCACCATCCCGGTCAACATTCATCCAGCATTCAGTTACAGTCAACTCACGATTAGCCTCAAGGGGATTGGCACTTTCACCATTCTGCCAGTAAGACATGCCGATAACTTCTTTACGTGAAGCTACATCGGAACTGTATCGGTTACTACCAGCCCACTCGTTACCGGCAAGCTCATCCCACTCGTCATCACTAATGTTGCTTGCAACGTCAGGCCAGTACTTACGGATCTCACTGCGGGTCATGGTGGTCTGGATGCCCACGAAGGAAGCATCATCGATAGACGTAGCATCACGGGAGATACGGAAGTTCTCAGGGGGTACATTCTCAATGCGTACTTTAGAGCGGTCAGTGGTTCGCTTAATGCGTACATTCACATAGACAAGCTCTGCTTCACCATTGAGGTCTACTTCATTTTCATACTGGAGATCTCCAACGATCTCAACAGTCTCATCAGAGAGGAGTTCATCCAGCTTGGATTGAGAGATTGAATCATACTCTTCAAAGCTGATGTGGTAATCTTCCACGAAGTCCCATCGGATGATAGCATTCTTCCAGAGGAGAGATGACTTGATCCAAGTCTGTAAAGTCTCCCATCCTTTATTCTGTTTAAATATACAATAGTTAGTTATTAAGGATGCATCATGCGCTTGCTTAAATGCTCCGGGGGTATTTGCGTAAGGTGTGAACTTTGCGATTTTACCATTGTTTAAGAAGAGATCACAAAGGACTGCGGTATAAGCCTCTACTGTTTCAGTTGTTGATGTATCAACGATAGTGCTGACACCCTGAGGTAGGAGGTGTCCATTGGGAACCCCTGCGTACTCATAAGTACTCTTCTGCCGCTCTTTGGTCAGGTCAGATGAGTTTAACCAGTCTCCTGCACTATTAGCAATACCAGAAGATACAAGCTCTGCTACCTGTTCATCTGTTACTTTTTCCTTATATCCGTAATTCATTTACTTCCTCCAAGGGATGTCTTTAGATTTTTCTAGTTGTTGACTATTGTAGCTACCCGCCTTGGGTAACTCCCTTGGCTTTTTTGTTTCTTTCTTTGCAGTCTTGGTGCTTTGTACTTGTTCATTAAATCGCATCTGTTCCCTCCTAGGGTCTCTCAAGCTAACTATAAAGGAGACTATTGCTACTTGCCCATATTGATGTACATACAATGTTAGTAGGTACGGTCTCCTAATATAAAAAAGGTATCGTTACTTTCCCCGAGCGATACCAGACTCGGCGAGGACTAATGGAAATCGTTAGTAGTCGTTCCACTACTCTTTTTAATCATAACCAGCTAGTGTTGTCCTGTTCATACTGAGACACTCTGGTTGACCACGGCACATTAGTATTCTGTAGTTTATCCCAATGGGTTCTAAGGACTTCACAGGCAATTGCTAATCCAATCACTGTGTCATCATTACAACCGGGTGCTGCTTCAGTCTTACCTGTGGCTGTGGATATATAATCTTTTAATTCTTGTATCATAATGTTAGAGGGTATGTTCACCTCTTCGTTCTCAATAAGAGACTTAAGGTTACCAATTATGGCTGGTTTGGAAGCTGAAGTGGTCCTAAAGCCTACACGAGAACTTTCTGTACTAGAGACATTAGCGGTCTTCTGTTGCTTGTACAGGTTAACATAGTTCATTGATTCTAGCTTTTGTATTGTAGCAACACCCATGGAGTTACTCTCTGGGCACAGAAGTGCGTTGTTGTAGTAACGTCCAAGGTAGAATAACAACTCTCCAAACAAAGAGGGGTCTATCCGGTTATCCCTGTAGAGGGCCATAACCTTTCGTTCATTGTTTAAGACAACAGCAACTGAATAATCTAGACCTACGCCTAATGCGACATCAGCAGAGATAACGTAACTGGTATCCCACTGGGGGTACTCAAAGATATGCAGCTTACCTTCTCGGTTATCTTCGAATTGTTTACTATTAATGTCCCAAGCACGGATACTCTCCGGGGCTTCAGGGATTAGTTTTTCTAGCTTCTCTGTATCAAAGACGTTAGAGCCGGAGACAATAAATGCCTCATCGGGGGTGGATGGGTATTCCTGACGGAACTTTAACTCACCACTCTCAGCTATCTTAAGTCTTCTCCAGTATAGTTGATCATTGTCTAATTCAAACCTTTCAACTAAAGACTCTTCATCAGCCGTTAGTATCATACCCTCAGGGGCTTCTCTACGGTATTCCTTTGTGAGGAACCATGGTAGGAAGATTGGTATGTATTCATTCTCTCCAGCTACTGCACCTTTCCACAGACGATAGAACTCACCTTGAGCGCCATTCGCCGTACTCTCAAGTATAACCTCAGTACCTTCCGCTTGAGATATACCTTGGAATAAACCTGCGAGGATCTTCTCATCATGGTTCCAAAAGGCAACCTCAGACAAGTGAGCAATCGTTGGAGTTGTACCCCTACCAGCTTCAGGTGAGCCAGCAGTGTAAAGACGGTAGCTAGCTTTAGCTTCCTTATCCTTAAAGTAAGGTGAGGATATAATGATTTCTTTTGCATTACTACGTTCCTCTTTGGGGGCTAAGTCTTCAGTCATATTCCTAATGAGGTTCTTTGACATACTGAAGAGAGCATCTGAAGTGGCACTGTCGTGGGCCATTACAACTGATCTAGAGTGTGGGGAGAAGTATGACTTCCAGTACACCCTACCTACACAGTACGTAGAGATACCCATCTGTCTTGCCTTAAGGATAATAGCCCTGACCTTACCAGTCTCTTTAGCTTGTGCAGCCAATGCATCAGTTATTCTTTGTTGGGCTTCATTCAAGACAAAAGGGACAAAGCCCTTACTAGAGTCTTTAGTGACAATCCGTATTTGTTCCTGTGAGAACTTCTTGAAGTCTTCAGAATACTCTTTGAGTTTCTGTCTCTTCTCCTTTTCCTTCACAAGCTTTATTAATTCTTTCTTATCCATATCATAGTCCTCGTTGACTAATCTGTTGGGGTTTCTGTGGGGAGAAGGTACTTACCCCAATATAACTTTGGGACCCCCCCTTGATGTCTTTGAGGGAAG